CAAGAATTTCTTGAAAAAATAAAAAAATGTGATGTGGAATATGAACAATCAAAAAACTAATAATTCATATTTAAAAAAAAAGATTGTTTTAAGATTATTAAATCTACCGGATAAAAATGAAATCAAAGTGCTTGATTGTTTTGCAGGGAACGGAATAATTTGGCACAATATAAAACTTAATATAAATAAAAAAATAATACGACATGCAATCGATGAGAAAGAATATGAATCATTTGCAATGATAGGCGATAACTTAAAAATATTAGCTGCTCTTGACCTATCTATATATGACGTAATAGACCTTGATGCTTACGGGGTTCCTTGTGAGCAAATTGAAATAGTGATGAATAAAGCCAGACCTGGAGCAATAATTTTTTATACCTTCATTCAATCGTTTAACGGAGCACTACCAAATAAATTGTTTGAGCGAATAGGAATTACCGAGTCTATGTACTCTAAATGCAGGGCTATTTTTAACAAAGGAGGGAATAAATATTTTTTAAACTTTTTAGCTTGCAATAATATTAAAACTGTAGTATACTTTAATCATGGAAGAAAGTTTTATGGCATGTTTAAAAAGGAGAAATGATGAGTGTAATTTATGAACCGAGTGGGAAGGCAAGAGAGTATAGCCCTTTGGCGTGTAATTTGTATGAGGGGTGCAATCATGGATGTCTATATTGTTATGCCCCAGGAATAAGGCAAATGCTGAGGGAAAATTATTTAGAGCCTAAGGCAAGAAGCGGAATCGTAAAGAGTTTCGAGAAAGAAGCTAAGATAATGTATGGATCGGAAGTGCCGATCCTTTTTTGTTTTATGAGTGATCCGTATAATAAGCTTGAAGAAAAAGAAAAGATAACCAGGCAATGTATAGAGATAGCAAATCAAAATAAATTGAAATTAAAAATATTGACTAAAAGCAGTTTGGTTTTGAGAGATATTGATATTTTGAAAAAGCATGTAGTAGGGATGACTTTGACATTTTGTGATGAGAAAAAATCTAAAGAATGGGAACCGGGAGCCGTAATTCCAAATGAAAGAATAAAGACTTTGATGGAATTAAAAAGCCAAGGTGTTAAAACATGGGCAAGCTTTGAGCCGGTGATAGAACCAGAAGAAAGCCTTTTAATGATGAGAGAAAGTCTTGATGTGGTAGATTTTTTTAAAATAGGGAAACTAAATAATTTCCGAGGTCTTGATAAAAAAATAGATTGGAATGATTTTTTAGATAAAGCTTTAAAAATAATAAGGCCAAGTGGAAAAAATATTTATGTTAAGGTTGATTTAAGGGAAGCGGCAAGCAAAATAAAATTAAGACCAGAAGAAATAATAATGGAGTAACATGTCCTTAATCGATGAAGAGATCGAAGAGCTTTTATTAAGAGAACAAGATGAAAAAGAACTCGTCTCCCCTAAACTTGAACTTGCGCGAACTACCGACAAACAGATTGTTATAGTGCAGGGTGGCCGGGGAGCAGGCGCGAAATCTTGGGGCATAGCGTCGTTAATCGTGCAGCTTTGTCAGTATGAATATCATCGCGTTGCCTGCTTGCGAGAAGTACAATTAACCTTACAAGAATCTGTCTATCAACTTATTATCGATACTATCAACCGACTCGGATATATAAGCGAGTGGCATCCTACGCTCGATAGGATAACGAATAAAAAAACCGGCTCCTTTATAATCTTCAGAGGGCTTCGAGATTTACGAGCAGCCAATCAGATAAAAGGGCTTGAGGGATATGATATTGTATGGGCTGATGAGGCCGCAACGATTATTGACGAATCATGGTCAAAGCTCATGCCTACTCTCGTTAGGAATAATGGATGGCGGCTTTTCGTTTCATATAATCCAGAAACAGATTACGATCCTTGTACTGTACGCTTTTGGAATTCCGATAGAGACGATATTCTCAAACTTCGTGTCGAACCTGGGTTAAAAGATAACCCTTGGTGGAACGACGGGCTTCAGAAAGAAATGGATGAGCTATATAAAACAAATCCCGACGAAGCCGAACACGTATACGGCGGGAACCCTCGCAAGCAAGGACAGAATTCTGTAATGAGTCGCGTCGCTATTCGTGCAGCTATGAATCGAATCGTTGATCCTTCAGGGGTTATCGAAATAGGCGTTGATGTTGCTCGATTCGGAGACGATACAACGCAGATTTACAAACGGCATGGCCTTAAAGTTATTGCCGATAGATCGTGGATAGGACAGGACACGATGAGAACTGCAAAAGAAGCCTGGGCACTCGCGAACGAAGACCAGTCGATTATTATCAAGGTCGACGATACGGGAGTCGGTGGAGGTGTATCTGACCGACTCAAGGAATTAGGCGCGGCTATTCGTAGAATCAATTTTGGAGGAGTCGCAAAAAATATGAATAAATATAAATCATGCGCTGATGAGATGTGGTTTGAATTCCCGATTGAGTATGCACAAATCCCGAATGATCAAGATTTAATGCAGCAACTTTCTGGTAGGTTGTACGATTTTGAACCAGGATCGAATCGCCGAATCGTCGAATCGAAAAAAGACTACAAGAAAAGATTCGGTAAATCTCCAGACAAAGCAGATGCGCTTTTACTCTGTTTTTATTGTGGTGCATCGCTTAAAATGTCATCAGAATCCCGCGCGCAAATGGCATCGAGATATAGAAGGCGTTGACAAATGTGCTTTATAAGGAGTATGATGTAAGCTATGAAATTTAATTGGTTCAACCCTTTTTCATGGTTCTCTCCCAAGGAGACACAAGATGTCCAAAACCCCATAAAGCAATCGCCACGGCGACCGGTCACGCGAGACTGGACTGAGCAATGGACGATTAACTCGGAGCTTACGCAGGGGCTTTTTCATAACTCCTATTCTGGTTTAAAACTCGCCGGATCGCTCGCTTACATACCGATTGCAGTTCCTTTGTTTTTAATGGGACTCCCTGTTCCAAAATGCGATGACGATCAGCAACAGGTTGACGCAGCGCAAGTCATCGAAGATCATTCCGACGACTGCCACATGTTGCATTTAATTTCACATCGAGACGCTACCGCGTGGGTGTGGCCTTTTTATTCTGCCAAATTACAGAAAGATTGCTGGGAGTTTATCCCGGACGATACGATTTCCGATATTTTACGAGACGTGCAAACCGGAGAGCTTCAAGCAATAATCACAGACGAGCAAATTCTTATTAGTACTGCGTATAATGTTCAGGGGTACGTTAGACGACGCAGGACTTTCACGCGAGATGCGATAAAAATCGAGTGGCTTGAAAACACGATGGTTCTGCAAGGACTTGAAGGTGGAATCTTTCGCAACATAACCGGAGAACTGCCAATTCCTTTCGCCAACAACAAAGAAGGCGATGAAGTACGTGGCCATTCTGATTATGAACGCATTCTTTCAGACCTTAAAAATTACCACGACACCGATCTTGCAGTATCAGAACTACTTGTCAAGTTTGCGCCTAAAATGATTCAGGGTGTACAGGACGTCGATGAATGGAAAAAAAACAACGGAATAACCAATCTCGATGAAATAGATGTAGCGCGGAGAGATTTTGTTTTGAATCTTTACGGGAAAGAATCAACAGATTTCGCATGGCCTTCAGGCGCTCATCAGGCGGGACTGGATAAACTGAACCAGATTTTCTGGAAAATAGTACAGGGATCGGCAATCCCGGAAATACTCTGGGGAACAAAGGTTGAAGGATCGCAGGGAAGCAACGATAATCAGATTGATTCAGTAATTCAATTTGTTGAATCCAAACAAAGACAAAAAAGCCGGTCATATAAAAAGCTTATCGAGGCAACCTTGCGATTAAGAAACACCGCATCGTTTAATGACAATCAGTCGATCATACGAGAGATCAAGTGGAACGCTCTTGACCTAATCAGCGAATCTGCAAAGGCGACGATCCTGACGAATTTCGCGTCAGGAATAGCTGCGCTCATCAATTCCGCCGGAATTACGAAGCAGATGGTCTGGAAAATGTTTAAGAAAGCCTACCCGGAAGCTACAGACGACGACTATCAGACTTTCGCGGACGGACTCGGCGAGATGGCGAAGCATAAAGCTTTTGCGGCGGCTCCTTATGAGATAATCGCGGACATGACAGGAGAGGATACCGAGCCAGGGAATGAACCGAAGGCGTCAGCAAGTCCTGAAATTAAAAAATAAATGACAGTACAACAATACACAGACGCATATAGACGCGCACGAGCTACTTACCCAAAACTCACCCGCGACGCCATGAAGCGACTCAAGGCGGTTTATACAGAGGCAGCCGACCGCGTTGCAGAAACAATCAGGCATACTGAAATCGCAAACCTTTCTGAATTAACATCCGGTTCATGGCGACAAATCGAGCATCAATTACAAACAGAGGCCGAGAAACTAAGAGAATCGCTTCGAGCTAAGACTCAAATCACCGTGGAATCTGGAATCGATATTGCAACAGGTATCCAGCAGAAATATTTGTTTGACGTTGTCGGCATATCGGGCGGACGGCTTACTGAAGCAGGCATCACGAATATGTTTTCCTCGGTCAATCGTCGCTTAGTCTCGTCGATGGTCAATCGCGTTTATACAGACGGATATACTTTTTCTGACCGCATATGGGGCGCAGGTGAGGCGATGCAGGAAACGATTAAGTCTGTTATCACCGAAGGTATTTCAATGGGACGCGACCCGATAGACATCGCCGACGATTTGGGCGCTTACGTTAAAAGAGGGCGTCAAGGACTTGCGACCCGATACGGGAAACTCACTGAGGGTTCCGATGGCTGGGCGCGGAGGATTCGAAAAGACATCGACTATAACGCTTTGCGAATCGTTCGAAGTGAACTTTATCAGTCTGTACAAGACGCGGATGCGCTCTCGGCGCTTATGAATCCGGGATCGACGGGCGAAGTTGACTGGGTACGTGGCGATTCTGAAACTTGTAATTCCGATCCATCATGTCAAGAACTCGCGGACGGCAGTCCATACCCAGCTGATGATGTGCCAGACTATCCGCATAGTAATTGCTTATGTTTCCTGGTTCCTCGATTGCGCGATTCGCAGGATTTCCGCGACGATGTGAAAGCATGGGTGAACGGCGAGGACGTCGGGTATATGGATGACTGGTATGACAATTATTATTCACAATCTACTTGACTTAATTAAACGGCGATCTATTTGTAACAGAACACTTCAAGGAATTCAAAAAGTCTCAAAATTGAAAGCAAAAAGATACAGGAGGGATTCCCGACATGACACACCGAGCACGAGAAATATTTATGCAACTCGTTCACGAATTCGACCAGAGAGAAGGATCGGCAAAGCTTATGACCGATGGAGTTACCTGGAGAAAGAATCCGTTTGTTATTTTAAAGCTTCGAAAGACCGCGAAACTAATCGCGAAGAATGAAAAAAAACTATTGACAACTATATAGATGTAGCTGTATACTATGCCTGATTAAGGGAACACTCTTGATCAGGGGGGTGTAAGTTTTGCCAGTAAGTAGTTATGAAAAGGTTTTCCTGAAACTTGTTAGTGGCGATAAACAGGAAAAATTAAACATTAATCCCGTAGATATTCCCACTCTGTCACCGGAAGCGTCGATTGCGGAATTCTCCAAGGGTGATACAAATCCATATTATAAAATACAAAAAATAGATTATCCCATAGTTGCAAACGAAATGAATTACGGGAAGAAATTTTTTGAATCGTATATTGAAAATTTGAAAGATAGACCGATCCCCGGTTCGAAAGATGGGCATAATCTCCAGTACGGCGTGCGCCCGAAAACCGATTTTATTATGGTTGGCGCAAAGATTGAACCCAAAACCGATAAATCCGGCTCGGTCTATTTTAAAAATTACATTCCTGCGAAAGCCGAGTCCGACAATTCCAATTTTATAACCGAATGCAAATCCGACATGGTTCATTTTTCAGTTGTGGCATATGCGAGAAAGCAGATTGTTAAGAATGAAGACGGAACATCTATCTGTAACATACTCGATTGTGGATCACAAGGCTTGCGGAACGATGCGGTGAGTTTTGGCGAAGGGGCCATGTCTCAGGTAACGAATCAGACGAGAGACGTCGATGTAATCGACGATGAATTTATATGTTTGGAGGCGGTAATGCCAAATAAACAAGAATTTCTTGATAGTCTAAAGGTTCACGCCGGTTCGGGCGTGACGCTTCCTGAAATCGCGAAAGCGATGGGACAAGAAAACCTTTTAGCTACAAAAGAACACGAAGACGCGCTGAAAATGGTTAACGCGATCAAAGAGGCAGGGATTAAAGACCCGGTCGCAGAACTCGTTGTTTTGCGGAACAAGATCGAGTCCGATCAGAAAATTGTCAGAAATGCAGCTCTTGATACTGCATTCGGAGCGGATACAAATGGCAGAAATACGCTTCGCCAGTATGCCGATGAAAAAATAAAAAAAGATTGCACAGACGTAAATGCTGCAATCGAAGAAATCAAGAAAAGCCCTATCGCTCTCAAACTCGCGGAACAGGCGGCGGATTATCTATCAGATCAGAATCAGATTTACAAAGTCGATTCAGCATCTGATAAGACCGGGGTTATCTCCGTTTTCGAAGGATAAGAGGTAGGCATGAAAGTATATGTTCAGAGTATAAAAAACGACGTCTTATGCATGTTAAACGATACCGGTTCCGACATTGATCAAAACGAATTCGTTGTGCTCCATGGGTTTAACTGCGTCGCAGAAAACGACGTGTTAAACGGAGAATACGGAGCGTTCGAGGTCGAGGAAGGCATCCAGGTACAGGCGGCTGATTTTAAAGCAGGAGAGGATACGTTCGGAACGCTGGGTGATCTGGTATGTTTCGATCCTATCACTTCAAAGCTTTCCGATCAGCGCAAAATAGGATATACATTCGCCGGGCTTTTGACAGAGGTCAAAAATGCAGACGGTGTCATTGTATTCGATAAATTCCGATATGCTCAACCGGTCGAACCGGACGAGACCTAAGAGGAGGGAGGAAAATATATGTTGAAGATTTATAACAAAGAGACCTTTCTCCGCGAAAGGATCGAAAACAAACACTCACAGAAGATCGCTATTTTTCAGGGGAGCATGAAAGAGAATGCCCAGGCGGCAACCCCGGAGATTTATCAGACATCAGAAGCAATTGTCAGAATGGCCGGGAAATATGAAAACAGTGACCTATACAATAAAGTCTGGTCGCAGATAAAAGACCTTCGCGAGAAAGTAATCAATCAGAACAGCGTTCCGGCCAATCTAGCGTCGCTCATCCAGCTTCTTTTCGTGGATGTCACGCGGCGCGTCATGGAAATTCCGGATTTCACAAACCAGATAAATATCGAAACCACAAACTTCGATTATCCCGAATCCGTTTCCTTGCGCGAGATTTACAAATATCGCGGAGTAATGCTTCCGATGTTACTCGAAAACGATTCTGTTCCACTCATCGAACAGTATTCGGGAGCGGCCGGATCAGTTATCATGGAAGCGTTCGGGGTTGGCTGGAAAGATACGCTTAAGAATCTTTTGTACAACAAGCTTTTTGACATGCAAAAAGTTTTACAGGCAGCAGCCGAGGCCTATGTCAACGAGAGGAACAATAGAGCATTGGGTTATCTTTTCTCGACGACATTCAAAGCGAAACAGAAAGTCAACGCCATCAATACCGGTACATCATTTGACGCAAACCTGTATGACACATATAGAGAGGCATATGTTCTTCTCAAACAACTGCTTGATCCCCAGAATGGATTAACGATATCGATTCCCTCAATTACACTGCTTATCAATTCCGCTCGACGATGGGAAAGTGAACGAGTAATACAGGGCAAACTGGAAGTATCCGGAGCTAACACTGGCAGCGGCCAGCTTCGATCTTCTCTTCCGATTGACACAATCATTGAGTACAACGGTACATCGTTCACATGGGGCAAAAAGAAAATAGTATTTCAGGGATGCGGAATAAACGAAGCCTATTTGTTCGTTCCGAATATGTATTCCTATACTCTAGTTAAACGGCCTCTTACCATGGAAGTAGGGCGAGGTTCTGTGCTTCAACTCTCAACAGAAGAGAGGGCATGGTATGGAGTCCAGACAGAATGGTACGCTGACTTTCTCGGATCATCGATGCCTGGCTCAACGCTTGGAACCGGTTATGGTGCTATTGTTAAAATAGATTTACCCGCAGAACCTGAATCATAAAATAAAGATCATCTCCTTAGTAGCCGCGTGGGAAACTGCGCGGTTATTTTTTAAAAAAAGCGGAGGACACTTTGAAGATACTGATAGTTGGAAACGGGATTGTAGGAAAGAACATGATAAAGATTTTTCCAGATGCAGTCGTGCATGATCCTCCGCAAGGCATTTTTTGTGATCCTCAAATATGTTATGACATTGCTTTTATTTGCGTTCCCACTCCCTGCGAGGAAGATGGAAAATGTTGCACTTCTATAGTCATAGATGCAATAAATTCGGTCAAGGCAAGAGTTTATTGCATTCGATCAACCATATCTCCCGGAACCTGTTCACGGATATCAAGCGAGTATGGAAAAAATATTGTGTTCATGCCTGAATATTACGGAGAAACTGTTCATGCAAATGGATATAAATACAATTTTATTATTTTAGGTGGAGACAGAAAAAACACCTCGCGAGTATGCGAAGCGTTTAAAAGCATAAACACCGGAGAATTAAAAATATTTCAAACTACATTTGAAACCGCAGAACTTGTTAAATATATGGAAAACAGTTTTTTAGCTACAAAGGTCACTTTTTGCAATGAGTTTTACAGACTATCTTCCGCTTTGGGAGTGGACTATAATGAAATGCGAGAGCTCTTTGTAGTTGATCCGAGAGTTGGAAGGTCTCACACTTTAGTTTATGCAGATCATCCGTATTATGAAAGTAAATGTCTGGATAAAGACATTCCTGCAATAATACAATTCGCAAAAAATGTAGGAATCGACATGCAACTAATGAAATCGGTTCGTGCAACAAACGACACATACAAAAAAGATAAGGGGATAAAATGACAGATTATTTTAATTTAGCAAAAAAAATACCTTCGATAGGAAACGGAGGTACAAGCATTCCCCGTCAATTGCAAAATGCGGGTGCTGGAATAAAAGAAAACGAAATTATCATTGAGACCGGATCATGGTTTGGCTCTACGACCGGATTTGTGATGTCAGGAATTAAGCAAACACCGTTCACCCCGGAATATCATTGCTTCGACATGTGGATTACATATCCGCACCTTGTAACTCAGGCAAAAAAAATTGGTATCACTCTCAAAGACGGACAATCTATTCTCGATATTTTTAAAAAGAACGTAGAACCATTTGGTATTGATCCCATAATCCATCAAGGAGATTTTATAGAACAGAAATTTGAGACTGATAAAAAAATTGGTTTGGTAGTCGATGATATCTGCTCAAAAAAGCCAATGTTCGACCATCTGCTCGATTTAGTTATACCATTCTGTTATCCAGGAACGCTTTTCTTTCTCATGGATTTTTATTTTTACACAACTCACGATGTTATCAGACGAAAATACCAGCGTGACATTATGGAAAAAAATCAGGAAGCTTTTGAATTCGTAGAAAGACCGGCAAATTCTTATACCGCAATCTATCGATATAAAGGCGGAGCGGTAAGAAAGATTAGTAATCCTGAATATTTAAAAGACTGGGTGGATGGAGAAGGAAATCGAGTACTATGAAAATTTTAACCGCGTCTTTTAATTACGGGAACGGCGATAGTTACACGAAATTAGGAAAGGTTCTTGAGTATTCCGTCAAAAAGAATTGCCCTGGAGCAGAGTTCACATGGTTAAAGCTCCCAGCTCCGAAACGTAAAAAAGAAAATCCCACGTTCGATTCGAACAACTATAAAATACAATTCTGGTTGGATTTTATCGAGAAAGCTAATGATGACGTTATCTTACTCGATGCAGATATGATTGTTTTGCATGATTTATCGGTTGCGTTTATAAAAGACTTTGACATAGGGTTATCATGCAGAAGTAACGGGCGAGGAGGGAAGGGGCGGCATGGAGCGAACCTCCCGTGGAATGGCGGGGCTGTTTTTGTAGCGAATACAGAGCCGGCTCGGCAGTTTATGCGCGACTGGGTGGCCGCGGATAATCTTTTATACGCAGAAGGCACTCACGGAGCAAGTCCGCTCCATCAAAAATGGCGAACACAATTCGGAGGAATGAATCAGGCATCACTAGGATATCTACTTGCACAAAAAAAACATACTGCGATAGTTAAGCCGTTCGATTGTTTAAAATGGAATTCATGTGTTGAGCATTGGGACTTAGTTAATGACAAGACAATGATTATCCATGTCAAAGAACCTTTACGGAGAGCGGTTTTGTCAGGTGACCGGAATGGACATGTCTTAGCGTTCGATATTTGGCAATCGCTCGCGCGAGAGTGCGGACTGAATATAAATATTAGTGAGACACCAGGATTAGCTCTTTTCAAATACACCTCGTACGAGCAATATTTGAATGCACAAAAAACGGCAGCAGTCGAAAAGCGTGAAAATGTATGGGTTAAACAACCGCATATTTCTTTTCTTGTCCGGTCGCTCAAAAAGAAAATCAATCCGAAGTTCGGATTATGCCACGGGACACGCAAAGGACTTGAGCAACAATATTTCATGGAACTTTTTCCAGGTTGTAAGGTTATAGGCACCGAGATTGCAGATTATGCTAAAGAAATTCCAAATACTGTTCAACATGATTTTAATAAAGTCAATGACGAATGGACGGGTAAGGCGGATTTTATTTATTCTAATGCGTTTGACCACGCGTTCGCTCCCGAACAGACTTTAAAAGTCTGGCTTTCTCAACTTTCTAAAAAGGGAATTCTCGTTATCGAACACACTCGATGCCATGCGAAAGAACCTTCAATTACCGATCCGTTTTCCTTTACTCACGATCAATTGACCGCGCTCGTTTCGGAATGGACGAAAAATAAATATAGAGTAAGCACGATTATAACCTCACCTGTAAGCGATTTGAAAAAGAATCCCTTTATCACGCGATTTATTTTAATCGAAAGGAGTCCATCCGGTTACGAAACTATCGAAGCGGCACGCGCTCAGGCGCTGGGACGTGGTAATTAATCTTATCCCTAAAAACAGGACGATTGTCTTCGTAGAAGTCGGAGTTTATTTGGGGCAGATGGCTCGCAATCTTTTATCGAGGGTTCCGAATCTAATCTGGATAGGTGTAGACTCCTGGATGATCCCGGATCAAAACAGCGAGTATGTTAAGAGTGGAGCTATGATCGCGAAACTGTCGCAGAAAGAATTCGATTCCGCTTATTATTGCGTTGTTAAAATGGCATCGGAATATAAGGGGAGATCGAGCGTCGTTAGATGTGACAGCGCCGTAGGTGCATCGTTTTATAAAGACAGATCAATAGATTTTGTTTTTATCGATGCGGATCATTCTTATGAAGGGTGTTCACGCGACATAAAGGCATGGCTCCCAAAAGTCAAAGCGGGCGGAATGATTTCCGGCCACGATTACGGGACGAATCAGGGCAATGTGAAAAAAGCGGTTGACGAATTATGTTCAGGATGTAAGACCGGAGATGACAATACTTGGTGGAAGGTGATTAAATGAATGCTACGTTCGACGATGTAAAAGCTGTTCGACTTGTAATAAACGATCCGGTTGGAATTGTTAATGTTTTGCAGATCGCAGATGAAACACATTTTCCGTTAAGTCCTGTTGCTCAAACGGCTTATCAATCTATTGCCACAGGCAAATTTTACATTACAGACAAATCAAGTCCTGCTATAACGGACTGGGTGCAACCGAAATTATATCTTGCTGACATTACAATAGCGTCTATTTGGGATAATTACGGCCACGATGACACGGTATATAGATGCTTGCGTTTGATCCTTGCCAAACTTGGGCAGGAAATGAGATTGTCATCGATATCGTCCGGTACAGAATCGGCTACATATACATCCCTAAGAGACTTATACGATTTCTATAAAAATCTTATCACTATGTTTAAAGAGCAAGAGGATGAGAACTCTAATAATACGACCGGGCAATATGGCACAATCAAGCGACCAAGAATAGCCGGAGGTAATTTGTGAATCAATTATCCGCGCAGGCTCGCGACGCATGGAATAAAACGATAGATGAGAATCCTGTTATCGTTGATATCAACCGGAAATATATCAGACAGAATACCATCGGGGATGATGTTGTTAATCCTTTTTCGGTTCCGGTTCCTGTTAAAATAAAAATGCGAATTGCTCAAGAAGCCAAAGCAGGTGATATGCCGAGTCCTGTAGGAGTTTCGGAAAGCATGCGTATGCACGCTATAAGCGATATCGACAATGTACTATTGCGTGATGATGTTTTTGAAACTAATGGGAAAACTTATCGAGTCAAAATGGTAGAGACAGTAAGGCGATTCGGTGATACAATCGGGTATCGAGCATCGTTGATAAACATCGATGAGGAGAAAACGGGAACATGACCATAGACGACATTGTTGATGGAAAAATTGATGGACGCGAAAAAATACGCGGGATACCGGACATTAACGATGCTTACATCAACAATCCAGGATTCGAAAAAGAATTTTTAACAAATATCGAAGCTTTGAATATGATAAATTATTTGTCTGGAGTGTTATTGATAGATGGACGTATCAGAGATAGTAAAAAATATAGAGCAGATTTACAACCGTAGACGAGCCACTATTTATGCTTACGGTTTGAAATGGGGAGCCGAGGCTTTGAATTATTTTAGAAGTGTTCAGCCTCCGAGTCCAGGAACAAAGGGCCAGTTTTGGAACAACAGAACCGGGTCGGCTGCTCT